AGGCTACTTGTTGTTTAAAATGCGCTGATAATCCTGCAGTCTGCGGTGCAGACCTCTACGACCAGATATCGGAACCTCGACCTCTATGCCATCGTCAAGCGTCTGTGTCAGACGGCTGACGGCTGCATTGACACCATCGAGGGACTGGCGTACCTCGGTGTTGTCATTGTTGACATTGACAACAGGAGCAACCACGGTACTGCTACCCTGTCCGAGAGAACGTGTGATGTCTTCAGCGGTCAGCGAGCCAACTGTATTGGAGCGCTGTGCCCTATCGATGAGGTCAAGAGCCGGACGGATGGATGAGTTGTTGACGGCATTGTGATTAGCCACGAACTCGCCTTCATGTACGACACCTGCTTCCTTTCTGTAGCGGTTACCTCCGGTATATCCACCCTCATAGTAACCTGCTGCCTCTGCCTGGTGCTGCTTCTTGATAGCAGCAAGCTGTATCATACCTGCAGCTGTGGCCATACCTGCTGCAATAGGAGCTAATGTCCAACCTATTGTTGGTATAGCTGCAGCAGATGCATAGGCATTGATAGCAGACATTGCTGTAGATGCTATCGCCTGCGCAATTTCTATCTTCATGGCTTTTTTGTTAGCCTTTGACTTCGCTGCAGCCAGTTCTTTGTCTCTCTTCTCCTCCAACTTTTTCTTTTTCTTCGAATTGTTGCCAGCTGCAGCAATCTGCTTCTCGTAGTTCTTGGAGATTTTCGCCTGCTCGAGGTCAGAGCATGCCTGAGCATATGACGATGACGCAGATAGAATACCGTTGATACCATTGTAAACTACAGCTGTCTTTTCAATCAGGTCATTGAGGAAATCTGAGGTGATCTTCCCTTTCGCCTGCATGTATGCAGCATGGTTCTGCTTGTCGTTGCCATACAACTCCTTCAGTTTCTCCATGGTGTTTTGATAGTTCTCAACTTGTGAGGAGAAGTATCCACCCAGAGTTGCATTGCCGGTCGACTGGGACTCCCCTGCTGCAGCCCTGGCGCTGTTGACCATCTCTGATGACTTATCATTAATCTTCAGCTGAGCGCTACCAGCACCATGATCATCAGCATCAATCTGCGCTCTCTGTGCAGCAAACTGCTTGGTTATCTCCAACTTCATCTGCTGATATTCCTCCTCCTTGATCAATCCCTGCTTGTAGAGATTGTCAAGGCCATTGAGGTACATGGTCTCCTGAGCCTGCAGGTCTTGCTTACCGAACTGCTGACGCAACTCCTTCAGCTGGTTCTGGTATGACTCCTGCATCTGCAGCTGGTGGTCAAGTGATGCCTGCTCCATCTCAGCCTTCAGATCCAGCCATTCCTCGCTGCCCTCATTGTAGAGTGCCAGGCGCTTTTGCATGGCATCTGCATCATTCTGATAGATGGCTTCATCGAGAGCTATGTCATTCTGATAGATAGCTGAGTTGGCATCATTGTATTGAGCCTTGATGCTAGCCTCCTTCTGTAGGCGCTCACGCTCAATGCTCTGCTCATTCATCTTCAGTATGGCAGCATCATGCTGCTTGACGACAGTGACCTGGTTGTCAAGTAACTGCTTATACTCATTGCTCTCTGCTCCATAGAGTTGCTTCAGCTTAGCAAAGCCCTTAATCTGGATGTTCTGTCGGTCATCGAGGAACTGCTGATAGGTTTTCTTGCCTTCTGCATAGGCTTTGGCGTTGTTAGCCATCAACTCGTTGGTCTCAGCCTTGATGCTATCGGCAGCCTGCTTCTGCTTGCGCTTGGCTTCTGCCTGTCGCTTGCGTGCCTCGGCTGCAGCTACCTTCTCTGCCTTGACACGAGCCTTGCGCTCTTTTTCTGATACTTGATGAGTGCCGGCTGTACTCTGCTTCTTAATGATAGTACCATCATTGTCCTTGCCATTGAAGCCTTTGTTGCGCCATGGCTCTGGGTCATAGACTTCGAAGTGCTGAGACTCCAGCTCATTTATCTTGTCGATGAGCTTCTGCTGATACTGCTTTTCTCTTTCGACACTCTGTAGTAGCTGGTCCTTGTGGTCAGCTGCGAAGTTAAGTTTTTGAGTCTTGCCACCTGCAAATGGGTTTAGCCTATCCCAGAAGCGTTTCCAGTAACCTCTATTGTCATTGTTAGCCTCTCCTAACAGGTCTTCATCTTCCGCTTGCTTAGCTATTGACTCTGCCAGCTTCTTCTGTAGGCCGTCGATGACAATCTTCTTCTTCATCATGTCAATGTACGACTGGATCTGCCTTGTTGCTTGACCGGTGCGCACTGCTTCCTCGGTGATGTTGCCGAGGTGTTCACGCATCAGCTTGCCGTTGAGTTCCTCCAGGGCTGCCTTGCGGTCTGACTCAGCTGTGGTGTTGGACTGGATGGCAGAAACGAGGCGCATGATGGATGCCTCCTCTTCTGCTGCCTGCTTGTTGGCATCTGTCACGGCATCATTGTAGTCACGCTGAGCCTGCTCAGCTGTGCTCGTCTCTTTAGACAGTGTGACGATTGCGGCTGTCAGACCGGCAACAACAGCAATCACAGCAGTGATCGGGTTGGCCAACAACACTTTGTTCCACAACATTTGCGCAGCTGTGGTCAGTTTTATTTCTCGTGTCAACGCCATCTGAACGATTGCCATGGTCTTGAGAGCAGATGTCTTAAGACCTACAAGGACGAGATGCGCCTTTTCGCGTAGAATCATGATGTTGAGCCATGCCATTTGCGCCTTCTCTGCGATCAACTTGGCCTTAGATACTGCAGTATAGGTGACGATGGCAGCTGTCAGCACAATTAATATGCGCCAATAATCTTTGACGAAATCAACGAGGGTTGAGAGTGCCCGAACTCCGAGACTGGCAGCAGATATGCAATATCGTGCTGCAGGATAGAGTTTCTGGCCCAGTTCTATGGAGAGATCCAGGAACTTCTTGCTCGCTTTGTCAAGTTGAGCCTGTACACTCTCGTTCTGTGTCTCGAACTCATTGAGGACGGATGTGCCTTCGGAATAGGCTTCGTTTGCCAGGTTCTGGGCAGTCTTGATGTCATCGAGCTTGTCTGCGAGGACGGTGAGGACTCCAGTAGCCCTGGATCCATCCATCTTCATTTCCTCGAACATTGGTGCAAGGTCGGCAAAACCGCCCTTGGCTCGCATGGCTGCCAAAAACTGGAGAAGTGCGCCGTTGGCATCCTCCTTCAAAGTCTTGGCGAAGTCCTTGACATTGAGTCCAGCAATCTTTGCAAACTTTGAGGAGTCCTGGAACATCTTAGCGAGGAGGTTCTGAACTGCGGTTGCAGCAGTCTCGTCTTGCTGCATGTTCTGGTCAAGGACAGAAGCGAGACCCATGATCTGAGCCTGTGTAAAGCCTGCCTGCTTGCCGACACCTGCCACACGGGCAGTGAAGTCAACGAGATAACCGGCAGAGGCAGAAGAATTCTGCGCCAACTCATTGACTGCAGAACCTGTTGCCAACATGGCGCCTCGCAGACCCTTGGTTTTGTCTTCGCCGAACATCTGGGCGAGTTTACCGATTTGAGAGACTGCTTTATCGCCGAGGTCATCACCGAGGGCGACATTGATTTTATCGGCTCCATCTACGAACTCCTCAACTGCTGCAGTCGAAGTGATGCCGAGTCTTCCGGCATCTTCGGCTAACTGGTTGAGCTTCTGTCGAGGGGTTCGGGTGTCCATCTTTTTGAAGTCCTCGTTCATGCGCTCAACCTCTTCGGCTGCCTGCCCGGTATATTTTCGGACGTTGGTCATCTCATCGTCCATCTTGGCATACTCCTCTACACACTTTTTGACGGTGAAGGTGATGCCGGAGATTGCAGCGACGGCTCCAAGGGCAATGCCCTGCATTCGGTTGAACCAGTCTGCAGAGCGCTTGATCCAGGACTCTTGAGCTACGCCTTCGGCTCTGACTGCCTGCAGTTCAGCCTTCAGCTGCTTCGCCTTCAGCTCCATCTGCTTGAACTGCTCGGTACCACGCTCCATGCCATGCATCTGCTGGTTCAGTGCCTTGATGGAGTACTCCAGGTCACGGATGGAGGAGGTTTTGAGGTTGGCCATGGTGTTGTTGACGAGCTGCATCTGCCTCTTGGTCTCCTTGATATCCACATTTGTGCGGTCTATCTCCTTGTCATATTGCTGCATGAGGGTGACCACCTTCTGCTCACTCTGGCGGATGCGCTCCAGTTCTGCCTCTACCAGCTTCAGCTGCGAAGCTCGAGAGGCGTACATGGTAGATGTCGGGTCGTAGTTAGCCATTTGGCTACGTAGCTTGGAAGCTGTGAAGTTGAGGTCATTGAGTGACGCATGCTTTAGGTTTGACACTGTTGCGGTCATGCGTCTTGCTTCCTCATCAGCCTTGCGTGTTGCGCCCTTCAGGGCAAGCATCTGCTCCTTGACCTTTGAGAGTTGTGCATCCAGCTTGGCGAAGTCTGAAGGGTCAGATGCTGCCTTCATCTGCCCCTTCAGATGTCTTGCTGCCTTCTCCAGCTGTCCGAGGCTTGCACTAGACAGGTTGTCGAGTGTCTCCTTGACGCTCATGGTTGAGTTCTTGAATTGCTTCATCTCTCGCTCTGCGGCCTTCAGATCCTTGGCGAGGGATGCGCCTAAACGGGAATCGCCCGCCGAGAAGGCTTCCTGTTTAGCCTTCTTCAGACGAGCGACTCTGTCCTCTAACTCTTTGAGTCGGTTCTTCGCCTCCTCTGAGTTGAGCTTGATGACTGTTGTATATACCTCTTGTCTTGCCATTATCGGTTGACTTGTATATAGCTGTTATATAATATGTTGGAATGGGGATTGAAGTTGATGACCTTGACATCATAGCCTTTGGTGCCCCACCGCCACCAGAGGAATCTGTGCTTGTACTGCCTGTAGACGATGGTCTGGAGGCTGTCTCTCGCCTTGTATGTCAAGATGGAGTCCGCCGTATTGAGACGGAAACTGAGCCATCGGTCGCTGTAGGTATAGACCGAGTCGCTGCGGTCAGTCTTGACCGTATCAGCAGTACTCAGACTCGTGCGCTGGTCTGCCAAGACCTGGCCAAGACGAATGTCCAGGTCATGGAGCAGTTGGCGGTCGTAGGCCTGAATTTTGTACTCCTCAGCCGGCATCTGCAGCACCTGCTGCGTGATGACCGTGAGCGAGTCTCGAATGGTGTCTCGCTCGGCTGGAGCATACTGAAGTTTCAGCCCATTGAGCTGTCCTCTCAGTTCCTGCTCCGCTCGCTGCTGTCGATGGTCAAAAACCCAGAAACAGGCGATGATGACCAATATCACCGATATGGCCATGATGATTGACTTGAGATGTTTCTGCATAATCCTTGATGTTAAATGTCGGCATATTCCGGAATTGCGTCGAAACATGGGCACTCCTTGATACGCTCCCATGGATCGACCACTCCATTGTGGTTCTTGTCAGGCGAGATGTCACGATGTCCCATGATCTTGGCTTCAGGGTAGCGGTTTCTCAATTCCTTGAGCAACTCACGCAAACCTAGTTTCTGTGCCTCTGTTCTGTTGTCGATAGCCTTGCCTGTGCGGGATATTCCACCCATGTATGCCACGTTGACTGAATCGAAATTGTGCCCCTTGACTCCGTTGGACGGCAGGTCTTCTGTCATGAGCTGCGTGCGCTTTCCATCTGCGGTTACGACCCAGTGGTAGCCTGGATAATGCCAGCCTTTGTCTCTGAACTCCTTGAGCAAGGCATCGACAGACCATGACTGTCGGCTTGCTGTACAATGAACGAAAATTTTCTTAATCTTGCGTGCCATTTTTATTGTTAAAATATTTATTGATAATGTCTTTAACTCTGGTGTCAAAAGTCAGTGCGAAACCAAAGACGGTTGCCACGTAAACCAGACTCTGCCCAAAGTACCACAAGACGTTAGACGTGACGTCGTGGGACATAAAAAAGCTGATGTACACAAGCACAATGCCAGCAAGCAGTACTATGCCAGCAGAGCTGTAGTGTATCCAATCCTTGGTATTTCTCTGCATATCTGTACCTGATTAAATCTGGCACAAAGGTACATATAATATAAGGAATATAAAAATACGGCAGAAAGGACTGTCACCCTCCTGCCGTATCTGATAACTATGAGATATCCCGGTCGAGTAACTCTCTGGCCATCTGCTTAGCCTGCTCTCGCCACTCCTGGAATACTTGGTACTCTGTCTCGTGCTCCCTGTTGCCATCACCATGGTTGCACAGGATGGCTTCGACATCGCTCTGGCTGTACTTAGTACGAACCAGGCCATTCACGAACTCGCGATAGCTTGCCGACTCAGCCTCAATCTTGGTTGAGCCGTCAATCTCTGTCCCCTCATAGCTGTAGGCTGTCACTGTCTTACTATCATCATCAGACTCCGACATGTTGGCGTCTGGGTGATAGTTTTCAACTCTCTGCTCGCTCAGGAACAGGAGAAAATGCTTGCTGTCATATCTCAAGTATGACATGCGGCAAAGATAAAATTTCTTATGCATCTAGATAAACTTATAGAATTTCTTGCCAAATTTATTGGTGAGTTCGGCGGCAACGGTGTAGAAGCCCTTGTCCAGCAGTTCCCACTCCTTGCGTGCCTGATCTACCAAGATATCTGAGCCAGTAAAGAGCCACCACGACTCTGGTTGCCAAACCGGCTCCTCAATCTCATCGCCATGTTCATCGAGTTGTCCTGTCTTCCGGACGTGATCGATGAAACGGAAGCGGATGGCTAGGCGGTCCTTAGGCACCTTCTTGGTGACTATGTGCTTGACGCCCTGGTCGTCAACTTCTTCAACCTGCTCCATCTTGAAGTCGACTCTCGACTTATCTATCTTGTAATCCTCTATGAGGATGAGGAACTTGTCATAGTCCTCAATGTTGTGGCACAGGATATCGCCTGGATGCTTCTTCTGTGCCATGCTCATGCCCTCGAAGGGAACCTCTCCCTTGCGAGCCTTCACAATCTGACCATACTTTTTCATACCGATTTTATTTAATAAGTTTTTTGTATCTGCGTGTTTGGCTAGGCCAAGCCTTGAGGCTGCCTTGCGCCGGATCTGCTCATCGGTAAGACCACGTTTGCGCAATCTTGCCACCTGTGCGCAGAGTGCCTGCTTGGTGCGCTTGCGCAAAAGGGCATGGTCGGCAAAGATCTTCTGTCCACAGAAGTCTATGCCGTCACATGTACGATGAATATTCCAACTTTTATTGATGCTCAGCTTCCAGTCTCTAGCCAAGTGCATGACTGCAAGCTCCGCCATGAGGCGTAAGAAGACCTTATCTTCATGCATGATGAAGATATTGTCCATGAATCTATAATAATGTTTGAGCCCTTCGCGGCAAAAATGGTCGAAGCGCTCATTGAGGGATTTTACCCCCCACATTTAAAACGATAGCTTGCTGCTCCGAGCGGCATGTGAGGAGCATGTCCGTGACATACCGAGCCTGCCAGTAGCCATGTTTTTCGGGGTCTTGGAGTATATCAAAACACCGCATGGCGAGATAGTCAAACCTCGCCAGAAACAGTTGCCCCAAAAGTTGTGTAAGCTTGACGCCCAGCACTATGCCGTTGGCATAGCTGTCAACGACCTCGTCGATGAATGCAAGCAGCTTGCGGTCCTTGATATACAACCTGTACTCTCTCTTGAGCAGATTGTGCTCAACATGCTGGAAATAATGATGTATATCCATGGGCAAGCAATAGAATGTCTCTAGCTGTGGCGAGGTATAGATGTCCTGCTTGATAATCTTGTAGAAGAAATGCGTGCCACGCCTCTTGGTACCAGCTGGACTGTTGAAAGGAATCTTGGCTCTCAACTTATCTTCACTGGTGTGCATGGCTGCATGCTGAATGACATGATCGCCAACAGGCAACTTATTGACTATACGATGCTTGGGTTTTTCAACCGGCTTGGCCTCATAGTCTGATGTATGCCATGTCTGATGAACATATGCATTTAGCAGGGCTTGAAGATTTGTTTCAAGCTCTGCCTCAAACGCTTGTACTGAGAGACGGGACTTCTTGTGCCTCGAAAAATCAAAAAATGCTTCACGAAAATTTTGCAAAGTCTCAACCGCCTGTGAAATGTTACCTAACCTCTTCACTTGCTTAAAATTTTATTTATAAAAAAAGGTCGGTGTCTGATAAATGTCGGTGTCTGTGTCTGTTGTCTGCTTTTCTAATGTCCTAACTTTCGACCGGATGACCCATTGCCATCATCTACTTGCTATTCTGCTAAAGTGTATGTTTTGCCATGAGGCAAGGCCTGACTCCCGAAATCTCTGCAGCTAAGCAAACTAACCTGCAGTATCTTGTTAAGTTGAGGGCCGCACCGTAGTTCACATTGGAATCCGAGACAGCATTGTTCACGTTGAGCGTCGAAAGACCGCATTGACCACCATTGTCAGCGTTGCCACCGCGAAGACACAGGCGAAAACCGGCGCAGGAATCACAGCCTGGTTTGAAAACCGCCTGCAAAGGTACTGAAAAAAATCGGAATGAAAGAATGTCAAAGAGCGAAATTTCAAAAAAAATCGACCGCCCAAGGGCGGTAGGGTTTGCTCGCTACGCTCGCAGGGTGCTCAGGATTGCCCTTGGCTCCGCTTGGGAACCTTGGTCAATCCTGCACACTCCTGCTCACGCCAGCACACCTCTGAACACTTTAGGCCGCCTCGTAATACACTGGTTCCAATGACCACTCGGATGCTGCTTCGCAGAGGGCCGCACCGTAGTTCACAGAGGAAACCGAGACAGCACTGTTCACGAAGAGCGTCGAAAGACCGCATAGACCACCAATGCCAGCGTCGCCACCGCGAAGACACAGGCGAAAACCGGAAGTAGCGTTTGACGTATTCCAAAAATAACCTGTCGAATAGGTTGACTCTGTAGCACCAATCTGCGTACAGAAGTTCTCTAGATGTTCCATCGACAAGGTCTTGATATATCCTTCACCACCGCCAGGTGACTTGCTCAACGTCTTCATGCCGGTAGCATTGCCGATAGTCCAGGAGCCGTAAATAGACGGAGCGACCAGGTGGGTCATGGTCTTGTCACTATTCACCTGGCAGAACTCATCATCCATCATTCGCCATAGATTGCCAAAGCCGTTCTTATAACCGAAGAAACATGGTATCTTGGCATTATAGACCGTTGCCCCTGCATCATTTTTTACGGCATAGGTCGCTTCTCCACATGAATCACCAAGTTCAATGCCTGCACTCATTGGTGCAACTGGTCGCCAACCATTGTAGGCTTCCCAGTTCGGCATCTGCGTCAAGCCTGCTCCGAGTCCACCTTGGAAGAGGCCGTTGGCATCCTTGTTGGCATTGACTGCATCCTGATCATAATGTGTACCGAAAATGACACTGAACAGAATTGCGACAATGGATGTATGTCGCATGGTTGTGCAAAGCCAACCCTTGCCGTTCTTACGCGCTGCAGCTCTGAACTGCTCTGTAGTCATAGCGGTAGCAGGTCTGCCCAGCAACGTATTGTTCTTGCCATCATAGGTAGCATTGTTGTCGCCACCACGGTAGTTAGCTGCATCGTTGATGTAACTAACCAGGCGTCCGGTACTACGCTCAATAGTAGCGAAGCCAGCTGCAGAAATACTGCCGATTGGTATCTCAAGATTGTATTCACCAGGAATTGGCTTGATGCCAATCTGCTCATAGTGCAATCCGCCAATATCCTTGATGACAACGTAGAATTTTCTGCCCCAGCCCCACTGATAGTGACCTTCTGTACCATCCAGCCTTGCCGGTTCACCAGTAGCATACTTGTGGTGATCCTTGCTGTCGAGCTTTCTGCGGCTGTGGTCATTCTTGACCAAGTATGCGCCAAGTCCGAGGATGTATGGCAACTCCTTCAGCAATTCAAGTGAGCCAATGTATGATGCAGCCTTAGGCGTTGCGTTTGCGGTGTCCCACACTCTTCCGCACCAGGCATGCTGACCAACAGCAAGGTCAGCCTTGAGCGCATCCATACCGATGCTAGTGACATTGCCATTCTGGTCTGTCAGCAGCACGCTCTGGTTGCTGTTGACGGTTGTGACTTTCGTCACGGAATTGAATTTTTTACCTTCCATATTTATTTATAATATTTTTTTTAGCAAACTGTTCCAATCACTATGATACACATGACCTAATCCGTCACTATAATCAATCGAATCCTTGCCCAAAAACAGATGACTCTCATCATCTGTCCCCTCATTAGAGTATATTCTTAAACCAAATTCTGGATCTATATTCACCCGTTTCCTTCCACCAAATCCAAATAAATCCATTGTCGCAATTCGACTCAGCGTATCACTATCTGTCTCAAATTTAACCTTGAAAAGGTCTGTCATTTCAGCAATTGAACTTGGTAAATCCCAGTTGTCATCGTTAACTGAAGTTGGTCCACGCATGACAAGGTAACCCTTATCAGCATTCATTTCGATTTCATTCCAGGTTTTTTCATTTCTTGACTTGAAGTTACCTGTTGCCGTAATGTTCTCGAAATTACCACCCTTGCAATCGAGATCACCATCCTTAGCTCTGAAAACGACATTGCCGTCCTTATCCTTCATCTCGATGGAACGGACACCCAGGTTCTCCACCATCTGGTATTGGGCGAGGATGATGTGGGCTATGATGAGTTCGATAGACTGACCCAGTCGCCAATAATGGTTGTTCAGATCGGCTGCAGATCCCGGATAATTATCTGCAGTCTTGACGTGCGTCTTGATGCAGGAATAGGTCTTGCCATTATAGAAGACCGTATCTTTCCACTCTTCACCTTCGCCACCCGCTTCGAATCTGTATCCATTGATGCAGGTATTCCACAGCTGCGGACCTCGAAGGACGCTGCCCTTCTCACCCTTGACAGCCTTGTGAATAAAATTAATAGTTCTTGTAATTACTGTCATAGACTACTTGACTGATTGAATCGTTAATGCCACGCTGCTGTAACCGGCATGCTCGCAGTCTGCCCTGGTCACAGCAAATGAACTCAGCTGGACAGTAGGCTTGCGTGCCGCCTCAGTATTGAGGACAACACCAGAACCTGACTTCAGCGTGAAATAGAACTTACTACCGATAGCCTCAGACTTTCCCCTGACAATCAGTCTCGGAGTATAGGTCACAGTACCATTGCCTGACTCGTCCTCGCTGATAGACTCATCAGCCGGTGTCGGGTTGGGCTCGATGTCATACGGATCCGATGCATCGATGACAGTCTGGAAGTCGAAACCCAGCATATTATCCTTGCCCATGGCCTTGTCGTTGTACACTTCCACCATGAACTCCCTCGTGCAATCCACATCTGATGCCTTGACTGTGAGGATCTTGGCACTGGCTCCTGCAATCTGCTCCCAACCTGTGATGCTATTGACTGCTCGGTACCACTTGTAATATAGTCCTGCTGTCAGGATTTCGTTTCCCTGCGTGACTTTGGCTTCGAGCTGGCAGCTGTCATTCTTGCTACCCAGAACGAAGTTGTGCGTATCATTAGCCGGAGCCTTAATGGTCACACGATAGGCGACTCCTGTGTAAGGGCCAACGGAGATATCGTAGCTAGCCTGAATATCATCTGTAGCCTCCTGCTGCCCAGAACGCTCTGTGATGGTACCGACCATCCTGATTGTAATGCCGCTATAATTGGAAGCCTTAACCAGGTTGTTGCAGATTTTCAGTCCCCAATATAATTGCGAAGCACTTGGTCTGATAATCTCAAAGAGACCGTCAAACAGTCCTGTAGACTTGCCTGCAGAATTGAAAGGAATCTCCGTATCATTGAAGAAGTACTTCATGGAGGTTGGTGTACTGATGCCTTCTGCTGTTCTCGATGAGATGACAACGAAGTACAGCTTCGGCTGCGTCTGCGAGAAATCCGGATAGACAGTCACGACATCCCCATTTCTTTGGTACTCCTGGTAGATATCTCCGTCAGGCGACTGGATTGACGGAGTAAATGTACCCATCTTTGGTATGAAGTTGATGGTTGTCGACTTACTTGCGCTACTCATTTTCTGCCTCCTCTCTCTGCTCTGTCATGATGAATCTGCTGTCTGTAGCTACAGGCAGCTTGTTGTACACTTTGCCTTCCTGCTCCATGCAGGCGGTCTTGCCATCCATAGCGATAGCGCCTATTCTGGACAGCGTCTCCTCGAACTCGATAGGTTCCCCAAGCTGTAGGATATCCTGACACCAGAGAATGAAATTGCCATCCTGCAGCTCAGTTCTGTCCTCGGTCAGCTGAAGCAACTCCACGACCTTGCGATTTGCCTTGATGTATCTTTCCATATACTATATTATAAATGATGATTAGTGAAAAATGAACGGATTGCCATCTGCGTCCACGAAGACCTTGCCGTCGGAATCCATAGCCAGAGCTAAAGGATCGAGGTCTTTAACTTCCAAAGCAAGGATAGCTCCCCTGTTCGGATCCAGCAGATCTGTAGGTACTCTCGGAGACATGCCATGTCCGACAAGGACTGCGTTCTCAAAGTGTATCGAGTTATTCGGTGCCATCCACCAGAGGACCTGCAGTTCTCTGGTCGGGTTCGCAATTTCTCCGACATTGTCAGAGATGGTTGCCGCTGGGTTTACTACCTTCGTGTCGGGCAGAACCTCGTCGACCGTGTCGAGGATATCGTAATCGTAGAATGGTATCCTGCGGACGATATTGACAATTCTGTTCGGTGTAGCATCACTCAGATCTACGCTTGCCGGATTGCCATCTGCCGAGAATTTAGCCCTGCATCTGATGCAGATGCGCTTGCCCATGAGCGAGCGGTCTAGAGTAACCGATGTACCATCTGCAGAAACTTTGATTTCGAGGTCATCTGCTGTAATGGCAGAGAACTGACCTCTATCACGGAGAATCTCCCAGATGAACAGCCTCTTCTCCTTAGCGCACTCCTCTGATCCGAGGCGCAGAGATGCGCTGATGACCTGCTTGTCGGTATCACGGAGCGGATTATAGTATCGGTCACCGCTTGACAGCAGGAGCGTTGGCTTGTAGATGGTCGCATTCTTGCAGTTGATGGAGTAGTCCATCGTAATATTGCGAACCTGGTTGGTTCGGGTGTCCAGGTACTTCGCCTTGAATCTGAGCAGAATCGGTTTCTGCGGCGCTGCGTTGACATACCAGAGCAGTTTGCCAGCATCATCGCCTGACGATGTGATGACATGCTTTTGTGGTGTCGTAACCAGCGCATTGCCCTCCACACCATTCTCGACTCTGTACCAGGCGATGTCCGTCAGCTCGCTGTTGACACGTCCGCTCGGGAGTATGCCATCTCGGTCAATGATGCTGATGACCGGCTGCAAGGCGCATGGTGTCAGCCTGTGATCAGGAGAATACTCATCCTGATCAGCATCATAGGTCTGTTCGAGCGGAACGCTGCCTGATATTGTCTTGGATGTGTTCACCTGCAGAGGCGTGTATTTGAAGTCTAATCTTTTGTATTTCATCTTATATGTTATTAAACACATTCCAGAGTGATGGAATCATGGGCGACCTCATCGCCCAGACCATCACGAAGTGTAACTGTTGCCGTGAACCTGATCTTAGCCGGAACCCCCTCGCTGTCGACGGAGAGGTCTGACTTGGTCAGGACAATAGCCTTGCCCGCCTTGGAACCGACTTCGAGTGCCCAAATGTTGTCGCTGGTTACTCTCTGTTCACCGGCCTTGTTCTCGGTGTATCTGGTCCAGGCTACGTCGCTGTCGAGGATATCTGTTGTGATATCCTGTCCGTAGAGCGATGCGACGACTGTCAGCGGAGCTCGGAAGTTGTCGAAATCATAGAGCGTCTCGTCTTCGAGGAAATCGATGGTAAATGCTGGATTGCCCTCTATCATCGCCCAATCGGTATTGTTCCACCTTGGTGCGGTATGGGTACCAGTCTTCTGACATCTCCATTTGCACCCTGTATACCAAACGTCGGAGGTCTCGTATTTACCGGTTTCCGGATTGAGAGCTGAGCAGAAATAGTCTGCCGCCTCTGACCAAGGTCCCCGGTCTACATAATCGACAACCGGTTTGCCTTGATAGTCAATCTGTATGATATCCTGGGTGATGATGCCGGCTGCATAGAGATAATCCCTGCCCTTGACGATAGGAAGGTTGAGCGACTTGACGAATTCAGGCATGTCGCCGAAGGCCATGCCGTAGTTGTAATTTTCAAGTATCGGCTTTGTGACGCCCGTCAGCTTGACGATGCGCCCCTCGGAACTGGAGATGTAGAAACAGCTCTGCAGCTTTTCATCGGTCTGGTTGCCATATCGGGCGATATTCATGAGCTCGCACGGCGGGAAGTTCTTGCCTGCCGGAACATCGGCATCAGGATAGAGGGTGACCTCGATGTAATTCTTAACCGCGTTGACGCTGTTGACTCTCATCCATGAGGTGTAGTAATCAGCCGAGGTGCCAGAATTGGCTGCCGAGGCGATGTTGTTGACCACTCCCTTGATGACGTTGCCCACATGCTGAGCTGTGAAGTATCCACTATACTTGGAGCGGAGGTGTAAGCCATAGCAATCATCGCCCAGACTGTCAACGCTCTCGATGGTGTCGCTTTCGGTGAAGAAAGTGTCACCCTCCTGCGCTGACAGGCGGTTGACAATCAGCTCCATGACCCGCATGTATGTGCGGACGGTGATGCTCTCAACCTCTGCATTGCCATTGGCATCAACCTGTGCTCCCTTGCCGTTGTACAGTCCGGAAACAAAATCCCCGAACTGTGCACCCGCCTTGAACTGCGCCATCTGCTCGGAGATGAGTCCACGCAGGAAGGTAATCATGCCCTCGGCTGCATCGTCATGCTTGCGGCTGAGAAAGGCTTCTGATGTTTCGTCAGCACAGAAGTGCAGCAGCGAGAGGAAAGCGTTGCCGATGCGGTTTGCCGTGTTGGCCTGCAGGCGACGCTCGTCTCTGATGCCCTCGAAAAGGGTCTGAAGTGCACTCTTGTCTAATTTGTATGCCATTTTACTTTTTTGTTTGCAAAGATAATATGCCGATGGAATCGGTAAAAATACGCTCCCTAGAGGTTGCGTGCAGCTCCGATGCCCCGGAATATCTCGGTAAGGGCTGATGCCATCAGACCATTGTACCGGTCGCCGTAGAAGGTAGCCTCATGCTCGTTGAGCTTCATGACAGATGAGTAGTACTTCTTTGAGAACCAGTCACGGCAGCCTTTAGGTTCGCCACCGGCGATGCGACCGCCCCAGGCTGGGCCTACTTTCTTCGGTTTCTCGAGATTGTTGTCTCGGCGGTATTCATCGCCCAGGAATTTGAGGTCGCCGTTGTTGATGCGGTGGACTTTCTCGCCTCCCTGTGCCTCGGTCCACTTGTACCACTCATGTGCCGGTCCTACTCCTGCAGCTACATAGATACCGTACTGCAGGAAGTTGTGCTCAATGGTTGTCACAGAGCCCTGCTCCAGGTGCGCCTTGATGGAAGCGTAGAGGCGGCCGGTATCGATGGTACGAAGCCGCTCCATGCGCTCTCTCCAGTAGTCGCCCATGGCGTTAGTCCAGCCTCGCTCATATCTGAGGAGATCATCTACTGCTGCGTCTGCCATAGGCTCTCGTCATACTGTATGTCGATAGGTTCGTCTGATGTGACCATGAAGTAGAGTCCTGTGACGCCATTCATGGACCATCTGCCCAGCTCGCTCGAATAGACCTGCGTGAGGTCCAGGAACTCCATCTGCCCGTCGTATGCCTCACGGCTCTTGTCGTATAGCATGCGACTGAGGAACTGTCGGAAGATATATCTGCAGATATTCAGTTTCGCCTCTCGGTCTGCCATGTCATCGCGTCGGTACCCTGCCAGGATCCAGACGGTATAGACGTTGCGGTCGAAGAACCCCTCTCCGATGGAATGGGTGTTGCTGTCAACGGTATCTGAGACCATGATGAAGTTGGATGCCTTGCGGAACTGCTGCATGACTCCCTGTATGGAATCAGGTCCGGAACACTCCGTTGCGACGAAATTATAATCCCTGCAGGTTCTGCACTCGGCAGCCAGCTGCTTGAAATAGGCGATGGAATCGAAGATTTTCTCTGTCATGTGCTGTTTTTTTTTAACTATTTTGCCTGTTGCGCTTCCTAAACTCCTCTGCCTCCCGAGCCTTGTTGTCCAGCTCTGTGAGTGCAGCCCAGCAGTCTGTATTGTAGACTGCCTGCAGTTTGGTCACGTCACCATCGGTAAGTGCCCTGATCTGCGCCTGCATGGCTGGCAGGATGTCCTCACGGCGCAGTTCACCACCCTCTTTCGCAGGTCTGAAGAAGTGAGGGAAGTTGGCGGCGAAATACTCCTTGACGCTCGAGAACCACATGAAGACCCCGAGGAGCTCATAAGGTTCAAAATTGGCGGTTTCATCGGAAGAACCGCCTGCTGTTCTGTACATGAGTTGCGCCATCTTCAGCAGGAATCTGTCCTCCTGCTTGAGCATGAACAGCTGGTAGTTCTTCTCGATATTGAGGTAATCGTAGAAGCTGATCTCGTGAAGCAGGCTGTTTACTGCCGTCAGCTGAACGTCACTTGCGACCTGTAGAGGCCGAAAGTCCGTAAAGGAGTCGATGAAATCGAAGTTTTTGAGCAGAGAGAGGATTTCTGCAGCGCTGATATACAGGACTCTCTTGCGCACTTTTCCAGTCTTAGCATCGCCATTTTCACCGCTTTCACCGCATTTAACGCTGCATTTCCACCCGGTTCTGGTGTACTTATGTACGGTAAGACCGCAGAACCTTGCGAGAAGGTAGCATTTGATAACGGTATGATCCTGGAACGTCGACATGATGCTAAGGACATAGCGCAACTGATCTTCTGAAAGTTCCGCCCACGATGACGGCGCCTTGAAATTGAACTCTTGTGTACCATCTTTATGCGTTGAAAACGAAGGCAGGTTTTGATTTTTCATTGTTGAACTCTTTGAAATGGTTAGCCTTATATGCCGATGAATCCGCATATATTGGGAATTTACCGAGATGTGCATCGAAGTATCTGAGCAGTCTCGCACGCTCGTTGGAGTATGCCGACAGCATGTCGTTGGCCAACATGATCAGGCTGCGGCTCAGCATGAGGCGCACGCAGCCTTCAAACTCATTGCCCTCTCTCACACCTCTGACCAGACACATGATGTCATCCATCTGTTCGTCTGACACCAGCTTGCGAAGGGTGGCGTCTGCCTCCTGCATGGCTGCCAGCTTGGACATCCAGTCCTTGGAGGTCATGCTGGTCTGTCTCGTGAGATAGCAATAGCCCTCCATGCTCCACACAACCGTCTGTATGCCCTGCTGAGCCTGGAGGGTGCTTCCCCATCCTGACACTACGGTAAGATGAGACATGACTGTGTCTTGAGCCACGATGAGGGCTATGCGGCATTGCTCTATGAGTGCCTCTACTCTGGAGGAACTGGCTGGAGTAACCTCGTTGTTGGCCACAACGCCAAAGCCTGTAGGCGTAAGCACGAGGTCGAGGTGTCTGACTACGCCGAGGAAGGCATCGAGGCACACCGCCTTGATGACTGCTTCACGCAGGTCGTCGCTGGTCTCCAGTGCCGCCTCTCCTACCTCGCCCAGTATCTGCTTACTGATCCGCTGATAGGACTCCTTGAAATGCGGTTCCACCGACTCGAACACCTCAGAGTGCGAGCTGGTGGCTGCAAGGATGCTCTGTTCGAAGTCATCCTTGCTGATTTGAATCTTCATTTTTGCCATTATTTGAAACTATTGATGTTTGTTGGTCCTTATTTTTGTCTAGTGTCGTGAGTTCTATCATCGGCACGTCTACGGTCACTCCTCGGTCGGCATAGCCATTGTAGTGGGAGATGACGTGGTAAGGCTTGCACATGATGTCGTGGCAGGCCTTCTCGAGCGACTGCTTGAGTATGAAGAGCTCTCGCTTGTCTGAGCCGGAGTTGTTCATCTGGCTCTTGCCCGGGGTTGCTCCGATGAGGTTTGGATGCACGCCCAGCGAGAAGCAGAGGGCGTTGGATGCCTCGCTCATGTCGTCTGCCCAGTCGCCACCCTCCTTCTTGCTACCCTCGGAGAGGTTGATGATGCGCACCATGCGCTGCTCCTTGCCGTTGGGGTCGAAGTAATAGCCCGTGATGAGTGCCTTGCCGGCATTCTCAGGTCCGCAGACGAAGTTGATGATGTTGTCCTTCTCCTGCAGGATGCGCTCCTTGCGCTTATCCGGGTCGATGATGTCCTCGTTGTTGCAGAGCTCTTCCCAGTAGTCGCGGTGCACCTCTATCTGGATGCGTGGAGCGGACGTGTTCTTGATCATGTAGCGCTTGCCGATACCGATGAGACGGTAGATGTCGTACCAGGCATCGTCGAAGATGCTGGCATAGTATGGTATCGGATAGTACTGCAGTCCGGGTGTCGGGATGCGGGATATGATGGCAAACTTGCAGTCTTTGCCCATCTCGGGTGCCTTGCCCGTGATGCCTGTGTATGGGTCGGGTGCCTTGCCCATGCGCGCCATGAGGTCGCCCAGCGGGTCGTAGAAGTCGAGGAGCGGGATGACTTCGGTGTGGACAGGCGACATGACGTTTCGGAAGTCGCCGAAGAAGACATGCTCTATGCGCCCCTTCTCATTTGGTACCTCCAGGCGGCAGTAGGAAACGTCCTTGTGGCGGATGTTGACTATCTTGGAGTGGTCACGGCTCAGGATGATGACCTCTACCGACCAGAAGAAGAATTTCATATCGGTCGCCTGCTGCATGAAAACCTCGTGGATGGAGTTCTTCAGGCAGAAGTCGCGTATCTCGCTGTCGGTAGTGTCCTGCTTGGTCTCCCGGTCCATGAAGCGCACGCCCTGGCCGTAGCAGCACTGGACGTTGAAAGCCATAGCTCGCTGCGCCACCATGTTGCGGCGCAGCAACTGCTGCAGGGTGTATGGCATGTCGTTGTCATCGCCATAGTTCACATACTCGAAGAGTTTGCCGTCTGAAGTCTCCAGGATGCCTGTAGTGGCGTCGCCCACCTCTCCGGAACCCAGGAAACTGGTATCCTTCCCATACTGCTGCTCGATGGTGGTGGAGTCTGTTACCCTGCTCACGCCCTCTGCCACGAGAGCGTAGCGACTGTAGGAACCGCTGGTTCCTACTTGCTGAAGCTGATATTTTTTCTGTTTCATGTCATAAATATACTGGTAAGCCCAGGAACTGGTGAATGTAGATGTCCGGAACGGTGCGAACCTCGGCATTTGCCGGGTTGACGAGACGATGGAAACCGCCACGCCAACTGCTGCCCCTGACCAGCCATCCTGTATAGTCGACGGTCTTGCCGTCTGATGTCCACGCCTTCAGGTTAATGGTTGAGCGGTCTCTCTCTGCCTTGGCCAGGAGGCGCAGCACCTCTGTGAGGTGGTAAGCTGTGCGTCTCATCAGTTGAAGGTGTTATCAAAAGTGTTGTCGAAGATACGGCCGGCTCGCTGCAGGTCAAGCACATTATGCTGGCGCTGGGCGTAGGTGTAGCTGAAGGTGAAGCGTGGCACGCTGTCGCGCAGGTTGTCGCGCTTGGACTTTGAGTCAGAGAGGGTGACACGCTTGCCCACCTTGGCTACCCCGCCGATGAAGTTGACCAGATAGACCTCGTCTGAGCGGAAGAGATCATCTGCCCAGTTTGCCATGTCTGTGCCCAGATAGCCAGTATCGGCGTTGAATGTGCGCTGCTCTGTGATGCGGTAGTTTACCCTGATGCCGCCCATGTAGGCTGCATCGCGGGTGTACTGCGGGTCTACTTCGTGCTTGCCTGTGCAGTAGATGAGCTCCTGGCAGCCGAAGCTGTTGGTGAAGAGCAGAGTAGGCGCCACGTCACGCTCCTCGCTGTCTATGATGAAGGTCATGGAGCGTGAGCCTGCCTCTACCACGTAGTAGAGAAGGTCGGTGCCCTCTGCCTCGAATCTTGACGGAGAAACGTCGATGGTGGTGTAGATGTCATTGCCGCCGGTGGCTGGTGCGGTAAACAATTTTGTGGTTTTGTCGGAAAAGTGTGCGGTGACTTGTGCCGCTTCTGTGCCCATGTAGTGGAGATATTCAAGTCGCCCCATGTAGGTGGTCTTGTGTCCCTCCAGCAGGGTGAGAAAGTGGGTGGTGAGGAATGTAGAGCAGTCCACGCCCACGATGTCTACGGTGGAATAATAGACCTGCAGGTTGGCTGTCTGCGTATCGGTGACTGTTGCCGAGTCGGTGTCTCCGGAGTCCGGAACCTGTTGCTCGGCGATGGTGATGGTGGCTGTGACTGCCAGCCTCCGGCGTGCATACGGACGGAAAATGTCGGCAAGGTCGCTCACTCTGATCTCTCCATCGGCAGGATAGAGATACTCATCGTAGATGGTATCATCACCTATCCTGATGGTGACGAGCAGGCGGGTCTTGGCCGTAAGAATATCGATGTCGGGGATGTTCTCAAGGAAGAAACTGCCCGACGGAAGTGATGTGATGGTCATATATTATCTTTTTTGATGCAAAGATAATATGGAGAGGATAAAAATAAAAATACGGCTGACTACCCTCACGGGCGGCCAGCCGTATCAAAGCTTTTCAAAACTTTGTAAAATTTTTCGTGCTGCAAAGGTACGAAAAATTATTCATAACACATGGTAGTATAATAAAATATATGAGTTTTTAACTTAAACCAATTTGTCTGGCCTGACAACTCTCTCCCATATAGCCCATGCCACGGTACCGTCTGGCTGCGTGGCTACATAGTAGCCATGCGCCTGCAGATACTGGTTGATGGTTTCTATACTGACACCGCCCATGTCATCAAGTTCCGTGGCGATGTCCTGTGTGGTCTTGAAGCTCTTCTTGTAATCAAGACCGGTTTCTTCATCCTTCACAGGGAGGCAGCTGCGGAAGTGGAAGTAAGCGTCGAGCAGGTCCTCCTCAAACTGCTCGCTGATGAAATTATCTGTATTTCTTGGCATAATCGTTAATTTTTAAAGGGTTATACTTAAATTCTGTTATCTGGGTGCTGTCGGTTTAATGCCGTCTCATAGAGGTCTATCCAGTAACCGAGTCTGGAAGCCCAAATGTCGTATTTGATCTGAAGTCTGCAGGTACGTAGTTCCTCTTGCTCCAGTTCTCTGAGGTATCTGCCGGCTATGCGGTGGCAGTCCAGATTGACGCAGTATCGTGACTGAATCTTGGTATACTCCACCAGTTTGTACAGTTCCTTGCGCTTGGCTTCAAGCTCCCACCAGCGTTTCATGAGCGCATCGCGGATGCGACGGCGGCGGAAATATAGCAAGATAACGTCTATCTTGACTTTCTTCTTATTCTTTTTCATACCTAATCGTTGTTTATAGATTTCCACTTGGCCAAAGTCATATTGAGTGGCTTAGCCTCTTTAGCTCCAAATCGAAGTGCATAGTAGCGATGATCATGCCATCGGATAACAGTCTGCTTGTGTGGAGCATCCTCGATGAATGCAACAGAACCAATAGTTTTGTTGGCTCTCTGAAATTTGAGTTCCACCTTATGGGCGTTCATTTTTTTGCCTATATTCATGAAGTACTGGCACTTGCTGATGTCCTTGGTAGTCAGCTTTGCTGTGCGTCTTCTACGGTTTCTACTTTTCTTCATCATGCTACCTCCCCTCCAAAAATGAAACCACCAATCATGACCATCGCCATCACAGCTGCGAAACCAACCATGGTGAGCACAACTTCTCCATAGGTTACGGTCTCCTCGCAGATATAGCTGAAGGTCTCGCTCCTGGTAGTCATGAGGCGCTTAGCCTCACGCTTGATTGCACACTTGAGGGTATGGATGCCCTCGTTCACGCTGATGCCTGCAGGTCTCACCTGCGCATCACTTAATAAAATAGAATTCTGCATATTGCATCATCTTGTTAGCATTAACAGCCGATTGTATAAAAGGGTGGCGGCTGCATTCCCCGTTGCTAACAAGATGATGGCTTATCCGAGAGGACAAATCAAATCTTACGGTTCATGCAGCCGCCATGTATGGGGCATATCTATTTTCCCAGTTGGGAAAAATTATTTTCCCAGTTAGAAAAAAGATTTTCCTAGGCATAAAAAAAGCCTGCGGCTAGAAGCCATAGGCGAAACGGTCGCCCTGCCGGATAGACTACTATCATCTTGTTAGCGTTGGCAAAAGTACGAAGAAAATTTGGAACCGCCAAAAAAAAAGCGAGAAATTTTAGAAGAATCTGCAGGGAATATGTTTTAGAGCATAAAATCGGGGTGAAATTGGGAATCATGAGGAATGAAAAAGAAAGAAAAGGAATGAAAAAGCCCCCGATGCGTCACGCACGGAGGGCTCAGAGATCTTTACTAAAATTCCTACATAATTATATGAAAACTGTGAGTGAACTAAATCACGGCAGTCTGCATTTCTTGTGAAATCTGACGCAGACAGTCCAAAATCTGCTGCTTGCGCTTCTGGCTAGGTTCATGCTTACCCATGGCATACTGGCGCATAAGTGATGCATTGACACCCGCCTTTTTCGCCACTCCGCTCATATTGAGGTATGAGTAATAATCGAAGAACGAACCGATGTCAAACCGGAACACGAACTCCAGCTCAGGCATCTGCTTGCCCTCCTCTTCAAGAAGCTCCTTGATTTCCTTCTGCGCCACATACATATCCTCAATAGCTTGCTTGGCTGTGTTACCATACCCAGCAAGTGCAAAGTCTGGAAGTTCATCAACCATGAAGCAAGAGAAATTCTTCTCCTGCTTGCCTTTCTCTACCTGTATCGTTACTTTTGTTGCCATACTTTTAAACCAATTAAAAAGAGACCTTAAAACCAACCACTCCATCCGTCTCAACGAACTTGGTCAACTAGAGAAAAATTGCCGGACTTAAAGCCCGAGCAATCTTTCTAGAATACTGTCGCAAGTCTTTTTAGGGACTTCCCGACTGCCATGCCGTGGAACCGGACATTTGAGTCCTGTTATAGGACTATACCAAACATCGTGATTTCCACCATGCCGAACAACGAAGCATCCCGCTCGGTTCAGCTGTCTAACTAGTTGACTAGTTTTCATCTTATGTAAGGAATTTAATTAATTAAAAGATCTCTTTGTCTGAAAGACGATGCAAAGATAACAAAAAGTTATGTTCTACCAAATAAAAAGATAACTTTTTTGTTATATCTGATAAGATTTAACATTTTGGGCTTGAAAATTCCACAAAATTCCATGAAATTCTCTGTTTTTCCACGAATATTCAATAAAATTCCGTATATTTGCATCGGATTAACTAAATAATATATATTAAGGTATGGAAAGAAATAAGAAACTTACCCTACATAAGGTTATTGAACTTATCGATAAGACCAATGAACGCTTAGATATAGCCAACGAGCGTTTAGATATAGCCAACAAGCGTTTAGAGATAGCAGAAAGAGACAATAACCGTCTTTTTCTGCTTGTAGTCATTGAAGCTTTAACAACATCAATAGCCATTGCCATACTTGCTTAATGGTAGAAGCCAGGCACGAGTATAAGACAGATACCACCATCAACAGGAACGTAATGACCTCCATCCAATATTTATTGCGCTCTCTCTTTTCAGCCTTTCTCTTGGCTTCCCACTCTTTTTTCTTTTTGTCTTGAT